GTCATCGGGCATTATCTGAACATAAAACACTATCAATAAGTTGGAGTCATTACCCATTGCATTGTCAGAAATAGTTATCCATTAAAGGCTGGCTATTCCAAACAGGATGTTGATTACAAAAATGTAATCAACATGTAAGGTTTATACTCTTCAATATGCGTATAATTTTCCTTATTTTGTTAACTTTAAATAACAAGCTATGCACGAGGTAAAGTCGGATAAGTTTATCTGGATGTAATATATATTATTTGTAGTGTTTATAACTTTATTTCATGATAACCAATAAAAGGAGTTTTTTATGAGGAACATAATGGCAGGTTTTTTAATATTCCTGTCTTCTGCTGCTTATGCTGATATCAATCTGTATGGTCCTGGTGGCCCGCATACAGCCTTGCTTGATGCAGCCAAACTTTATGCCGAAAAAACAGGTATTATAGTGAACGTTCATTACGGCCCACAGAACAAATGGAATGAAGATGCCAAAAAAAATGCAGATATCTTGTTTGGCGCATCAGAACAATCTGCTCTGGCTATCATTCGGGACCATAAAGACAGCTTCAGTGAAAAAGATATTCAGCCTCTTTATCTGCGAAAAAGTATTTTACTGGTAAAGAAAGGTAATCCTAAAAATATCCGGAGTATTGACGACCTGACCAGACCCGGGATTGGCGTAATTGTTAATGATGGTGGTGGTACCAGTAATACATCAGGCACTGGCGTCTGGGAAGATATTGCCGGACGTAAAGGGAATATAGAAACTGTCGCCGCAATCCGAAAAAATATTATTTTATATGCGCCCAATAGCGGAACTGCACGTAAGGCTCTTGAGAATCAGCCTGAAGCAGATGTCTGGATAACCTGGGCTGACTGGGCAGCCAGTAATCCAGAAATTGGTGATGTCGTGGAAATAGCGCCAGACTACGTGATATGGCGTGATATGAACATTACAGTACGTCAGGATGCAAATGATGAAACCCGTCGATTTGCAGAATGGCTACAAACCGATGAAGCGGCGCCTGCATTCAAAAAATATGGCTGGATCAGGAAAGGCACTTGACATCCTCCACGTCCTTCAGGACGTGGATTCTTTTTCCGGATGCCGCGCCAGCGGCATGTAGGGGCAGCTCACAAAACGGAAAAAATTGTACGCTAAGCCTCGCCAGGTGAACTGAATTCATTCCGATATGGGAATTCCCATATCGGACGAAAACGGCTTGCTGTAACGGCAGAGTTAAGTAGAATTGCTGCGGGTGCTTGAGGCTATCTGCCTCGGGCATGAACACCAACGGCAGATAGATAAAAGCCCCACCCGACTATAAATCGAAGTGAGGCCCCTATATGCTCGTCACATATAGATTGCCTCTTACGGACCGAAAGGTCAAGGAGAAGCAGGCTATGAAGCAGCAAAAGGCGATGTTAATCGCCCTGATCGTCATCTGTTTAACCGTCATAGTGACGGCACTGGTAACGAGGAAAGACCTCTGCGAGGTACGAATCCGAACCGGCCAGACGGAGGTCGCTGTCTTCACAGCTTACGAACCTGAGGAGTAAGAGACCAGGCGGGGGAGAAATCCCTCGCCACCTCTGATGTGTCAGGCATCCTCAACGCACCCGCACTTAACCCGCTTCGGCGGGTTTTTGTTTTTATTTTCAACGCGTTTGAAGTTCCGGACGGCGCCGGAATAGAATCAAAAATACTTAAGTAGCGCGCAGGGAGAAGAGGGATGGACCCCGAACAGGGGAGTGCTATTTATCTGGAAGGATTCTGTTGATGAAAATCGAAGAATTACGTGAAATTTTTAGTGAAGATGGCCTCTATACTGTGCGCGTTGAGAATGGCGCTATTGTCAGCCACTGCCGTATTAAATGTTTACAGTCTCAACAAAGGAAGAGTGGAGCTGCGTTAATTCATTTTGTGGATGGGCTTGTGACGGATGGTTTTATTTTGCGTGCAAATGAATTTGTCACATCGTTGCCGTCTCTGAAAGACGCTGGGATTAAGGCTGGTTTTTCTGCTTTTGAAGATGAGTGAATTCATCTACAATTCAGCGCAGGGCTGAACCCCTGTTGAGTAACACTGTGCCACCGGAGAAAGCCGATGGCGCAAAATTCCAGACTACACAATTCTGATAATTCAGCCGTCTTTGCCAGCAGGCACGGGCGGCGTTCTCATGCATTCAAATCTGACTGGTTCCGGCACGACCCATGCACTGAAGAACAGGCCGAATGGCTGATTCAGAACTACCGCAGACGTGGGTATGAGTTTAGGAAAGCCCTCAGCCTCGATTATCGTCACTGGATAATCTCCGTCAGGCTTCCTTACTCCGAACGCCCACCGCGTCCGTCCCGCACATTCCAGCAACGGATCTGGAGGTAACGTGCGGGTATTACTTCGACCTGTTCTGGTACCGGAACTCGGGCTGGTGGTCCTTAAGCCAGGTCGTGAATCCATGCAGGTATTTCACAATACCCGGGTACTGGTGGAGCCGGAACCGAAAAGCATGCGTAATCTGCCGTCCGGGGTCGTTCCTGCCGTTCGCCAGCCGCTGGTGGAAGACAAAACATTGCTGCCATTTTTCAGCGACGAACGAGTGATTCGTGCTGCTGGTGGTGCTGGTGCATTGTCTGACTGGCTGTTGCGCCATATTAAATCCTGCCAGTGGCCACACGGCGATTATCACCACAGCGAAACTGTCATTCACCGTTATGGTACCGGCGCAATGGTGTTGTGCTGGCACTGCGACAACCAGCTACGGGACCAGACATCCGAATCACTCGAGCAACTTGCTCATCAAAACCTGTCAGCATGGATGATTGACGTCATCGGTCACGCAATAAGCGGTACGCAGGAGCGTGAATTATCTCTGGCTGAATTATCCTGGTGGGCGGTCTGCAATCAGGTGGCGGACGCGCTACCGGAGGCCGTATTACGTCGTTCTCTGGGGTTACGTGTGGAAAAAATCCGCTCCTTGTACCGCGAAAGCGACATCGTACCGGGAGAGCAGACCGCCACCAGCATACTGAAGCAGCGCACAAAAAATATTGCGCTACCGCCTCACACCCACCAGCAACAGAACCCACCACAGGAAAAGACGGTGGTCAGCATTGCCGTTGATCCGGAGTCTCCGGAATCCTTCATGAAACGACCTAAACGTCGCCGCTGGGTAAATGAGAAATACACACGCTGGGTAAAGACACAGCCGTGTGCGTGTTGTGGTAAGCCAGCGGACGATCCTCATCATCTGATTGGTCATGGTCAGGGCGGAATGGGAACAAAATCCCACGATATTTTCACGCTACCGCTGTGTCGGGAGCATCACAACGAGCTTCATGCGGATCCGCTGGCGTTCGAAGAAAAGCATGGTTCCCAGGTTGATTTAATTTTTCGTTTTCTTGATCACGCCTTTGCAACCGGCGTGCTCGGGTAAAAGAGGTTACTGATGCGTATAGAGTTTGTTTTGCTTTACCTGCCGACGGTGAACACCTACTGGCGACGTCGTGGCAGCACATATTTTGTATCAAAAGCCGGTGAGCGTTATCGCCGGGCTGTGGCGCTTATTGTTCGCCAGCAGCGGCTGAAATTAAGCCTGTCCGGAAGGCTGGCGATAAAGATTATTGCCGAGCCACCGGATAAGCGCCGCCGTGACCTGGACAATATTCTGAAAGCGCCGCTGGATGCGCTGACGCATGCGGGGTTGCTAATGGACGATGAGCAGTTTGATGAAATCAATATCGTTCGTGCTCAGCCAGTATCTGGTGGACGTCTGGGGGTGAAGATTTACCCCATAATGCTTGAAGGGCAGGTCAAAAAATGAAACTGGAAGATTTACCGAAATACTACTCCCCAAAATCCCCCGGCCTGACTGATGCATCGGCCTCAACGTCGAAAGATACGCTGAGTATCACTGATGTGATGGCCGCGCAGGGCATGACACAGAATTGGGCTGAGATGGGGTTTTCTGCGTTCCTTGGGAAAATGGGCATTAGTATGAATGACAGAGAGCGGGCAACAGAATTGCTGACAGAATATGCACTCAGTCGGTGTGATCGCGTGGCGGCGTTAAGAAAACTCCCGGCAGAAATAAAACCGGCAGTGATGCGTATTATGGCTTCGTATGCGTTTGAAGATTATGCCCGTAGCGCGGCGAGCAAAAAACAGTGCCCCTGTTGTCACGGAAAAAAATTTATTGAAAGCGAGGTTTTTACAAACAAGATCCAGTATCCGGATGGTAAGCCGCCAGTGTGGGCAAAGTGCACAAAAGGCGTGTATCCGTCTTACTGGGAGGAATGGAAAAAAGTCAGGGAGGTGGTAAAAGTTGCCTGTCCGGAGTGTGGAGGGAAGGGGGAGGTTTCCACCGCCTGTAAAGATTGTCGTGGGCGCGGTGTTGCCATTCATCGTGAAGAGTCGGTAAAACGTGGTATGCCTGTTATCAGAGACTGCCAGCGTTGTGGTGGTCGTGGCTATGAAAGATTACCTTCAACGGAGGCATTTAATGCCATATGTAATGTAACCGATGCCATATCTCTTGATACATGGAAAAAAACAGTTAAACGTTTTTACGATACGCTGGTGGTGCAGTTTGATATTGAAGAAGCATGGGCAGAACAACAACTGAAAAAGGTGACCAGATAGCTTTGTTGATTTTTCCCGAATCTGTGGTAAATTTGCCCTAACGATGGGCGTTTTATGCCTGACGTTAGAAGATTTTTTACACCCGTCGCCAGGCGGGTTTTTTTATGACTGAAATCACGCCAGTACAGTAAACGCGCTGGTGGTTGTGAATACCGGTCTTTCAGCTTGCTGGCTTTTTCGACAAGAGTTATTGGTGTGTCACGTTAACCGGAAAAAGGAAAGTTTGAGAAACGCGATCTGGCACAGGCGGTGATTAACGCCGCATACCTGGTGGCCTGTGCAAATGGTGAATGTGAGGCTTCCTAGAAAGCGAAGATCGAACAGGTACTGCGTAATCAGCCAGCGCTGTCCGCGTTTACGTCAGAAATTAATGCGATTAGCGCAACCATTATCGGTCAGCTGGATACGAACTTTAAAATTGGTCGTCGTGCGGCGTTACGTGAGATCGAGGATGTGAAACGCGATACGCGTGAAGCGGAAGATGTGCTGGATGTGGCGGTGGCCATTGCGGAGGCAGACGGCGAAATTGAGCCGGAAGAGCGCAAGGTGCTGGAAGAGATTGCCGGTGTTCTGGGGCTTCGTCTGGAGAATCACCTGTGACGGTAAAACTGCGCCTGGCTGTGGCTGCACTCCTGCTGTTTCTGGTGGTGATGGTGGATTTCACCAGCAGAATCATGTCGGTGCTGGCGGATGGGGGCTGGTCTGCGGCATTGTGGTATTGCTGTGGCCGGTGATAAAAAGAAACAGCCTGCATAATGCTTGATTTTTTTGTTTACTGTTTATTAAAAATACTACTGCATGGTGAATCCCCCTGTGCGGAGGGGCAATCAGCAACCAGGTATATGGGATAATCGCGGATTCAGGTGCTGGTACTGAATTCACCGGGAGGCACCCGGCACCATGCTTTGCCACAAAAGTGTTATTTCTGTTTTTCTCAAACTATCATCGTTATCCCTTTATTTCCGGCTGCGCATGGCGCGGCCTTTTTTTTACGACCAGCCACTGGCAGATGGTCATCCTGTGATTTGATTCCGGTTCCGGCTTTTTAACTCTGTTCCTGTACACGGGAGAAATTCGATGTCGATTAAACATTATGATGTTGTCAGGGCGGCGTCGCCGTCAGATCTTGCGGAAAAGCTGACACACAAACTGAAAGAGGGCTGGCAGCCGTTTGGTAGTCCGGTGGCCATAACCCCTTATACCCTGATGCAGGCGATTGCCGCGGAGGGGGATGTGACCACGCCAGTGGTTGTGCCCGGCACGGGGGATGGTGGCTATCCGGGAGTGGTCACCACGGAGCCAGATTATTACTACGTTATTCCACTGGCCGGGCAGTCGAACGGCATGGCTTACGGTGAGGGGCTTCCTCTGCCGCAGACATATGACCGTCCTGACCCGCGTATAAAGCAACTGGCTCGTCGCAGCACAGTGACGCCGGATGGCGCTCCCTGTAAATATAACGACATTATTCCGGCAGACCACTGTCTGCATGATGTACAGGACATGAGCCGTCTTAACCATCCGAAAGCTGACCTGTCGAAAGGTCAGTACGGAACCGTGGGGCAGGGGCTGCATATTGCCAAAAAGCTGCTGCCGTTTATACCGGCGAATGCGGGTATTCTTCTGGTTCCGTGCTGCCGTGGTGGTTCAGCTTTCACCACCGGGGCAGATGGAACATACAGTGACGTGACCGGTGCCTCAGAGAGTTCTACCCGCTGGGGTGTGGGCAGGCCGCTGTATAAGGATCTCATCGGTCGTACAAAAGCCGCGCTGGCAAAGAACCCGAAAAATGTGCTGCTTGCCGTGGTGTGGATGCAGGGGGAATTTGACTTTGACGGAACGCCAGCAAATCACACAGCCCGTTTTACAGAAGTAGTGGAACAATATCGTACGGACCTTGCAGATATGGTGGGACAGTGCGCTGGTGGTTCTGCTGACGGTGTTCCCTGGATATGTGGAGACACAACTTATTTCTGGAAGCAGAAGAGCGAATCCACTTACCAGACGGTGTACGGCAGTTACAAAAACAAAACGGAAAAGAATATTCACTTTGTGCCGTTCATGACCGATGAGAACGGAGCAAATGTCCCGACGAACAAACCGGAAGAAGACCCGGATATTCCGGCATCAGGATATTACGGTGCGGCCTCCCGGACGTCGGCAAACTGGACGTCAGCAGACCGTGCGAGCCATTTCAGCTCATGGGCACGCAGGGGGATTATTTCTGACCGTCTTGCCTCAGCGATTCTTCTCCATGCAGGACGGACGGCTGAACTGGTGGGTGGGGAACAGGTTGTGATGCCGCCGGATGAGAAGCCGTCACCGGACACACCATCAACACCGTCAACGGACGGGAAATCAGTGACAACGCTGCTTTATTACCGTGCAACAGAGTCAGGTGGTTTACTGAATCCGCAGGGATGGGGAGCTGAAGGAGGGCGTGCATTGGTAGTTGATGATGCAGGTGCTGCAGGAGGTAAGGCGCTGAGGTGGACCAAACAGACAGGAAGTTCCTCGTGGTTTATGCAGCATGATGCCGGTAATGGCGCAGACCTGCTGGAGAAGGGCGGGCTTATCAGTTGTCGTTTTAAAGTTGATGGCACACTGACAGCTAATCAGTACGCACTGGCGCTGTACTGGCCGGTTTCTTCACTGCCTCAGGGCGTCACACTGGAAGGTAATGCCGGTCATAACCTGCTGGCGTCGTTTTACGTACAGAGCGATGCCACAGACCTTAATGTGATGTACCACAAGGGAAATGCTGGTCAGAACACGAAGCTGGGGTCATTCGGCGCATTTGATAACGAATGGCATACGCTGGGCTTCCGTTTTGCCGGTAACAACAGTATTGAGGTGACGCCGGTCATTGATGGTAAGGACGGGACGCCGTTCATGCTGTCACAGTCACCGGTCGGCACGTTTACGGCAGACAAATTGCGCGTGACCGATATCACTAGCGGTGCGACATATCCGGTGCTGATTGAAAGTATAACAGTGGAAGTGAATAACCCGTAAGCAGGAAAAAAAGGCCGCCGGGGCAGGGAAAACAAGGAGCCAGAACCGGCGGCAAATGTCGTTATATCCAAAGCAAAACATGCAGGACACTTTTTTAACCAACAGGTATTAACGATGTCAACACCATATCAATAACCGGGAGGGATAATGAGATTTGTACAGCTTATTTTATTGTATTTCTGCACGGTGGTGTGCACGTTATATCTGGTAAGTGGCGGGTATAAGGTTATCCGGAACTATATACGCAAAAAGATTGATGCCGCGGCGGCGGAAAAAATCAGCGCCAGCCAGTCAGCCGGAACAAAACCCGAAGAGCCTCTCATTTCGTAGCAACTTTCTTAACAACACCTTTCAACGAGAAAATCCCATGTCAGAAATAAAATCTCTGGTCACTGCTGAAGCAGTGAAGGACGTCCTGCGCTCTGAAGAAGTCAGAAGCGCACTGAAACAGCAACTCCGCCAGAATCTTGAGGCGCGTCTTGATGCTGAAGTGGATGCCATTCTGGATGAGCTGCTGGGGGGACCGGCTGCTCCTGAGCCTGAAGACGGCGCGGGTGACAGTGCTGTTTCAGATGGCGTCGTGTCTCAGCCTGACGGTAGCAGTGAGCCTCAGCCTGACGGCGAAATGATGATGTAACCATGCGCAGGGGCTGTCGGTGTGAGCTGATGCCCCTCCTGTTGTTGTGAGCTTCCGGATTGCGAGAGACGGGGTATGTACCAGATGGAAAAAATCACAACAGGTGTGTCATACACCACGTCAGCGGTGGGAACGGGCTACTGGTTCCTGCAGCTGCTGGACAAAGTCTCTCCGTCTCAGTGGGCGGCAATAGGCGTGCTGGGGAGTCTGCTGTTTGGGCTGCTGACATATCTGACTAACCTGTATTTCAAAATCAGAGAGGACCGTCGTAAGGCGGCGCGGGGAGAGTAAAGCGATGAAGAAAAAATACGAACTGGTTGTTAAAGGGATAAATAATTACCCGGATAAGATTACTGTTACTGTGGCACTGGAAATTGGTGGGTATCCGTCACTGTTGTTGCCAGATGTGGCGATTAGTCTTGACCGTACTGAAGGTGCCACGCTGGAGTTTTACGAAGCTGAGGCGAAAAAGCAGGCGAAGCAGTTTTTCATGGATGTTGCTGCCGGGTTATGTGAAGGGGATGGTCCGTTGCCGGAAAATCGCCCCGTAATTTTAGAGGCGCAGGATGTGTTGATAACCTACAAAGGAAAGCTACCGGGAAGAATTACTTGTTCTCTGAAGATGCCGCCGTCAACACTGCGGTCAGAAAAAGATGATGTTGAATCACGTATTGAAAAACTGGAGTGCTGTGTTACTGAATTGAAAAAAAGCACCCCAACAAAAAATGAGGTGCTTGCAGCAGATGAAATGAAAGAAACTATTCTTGAATTAGCTGCGCGCCTGAACTGCGCTTCACTGTTGAAAGAGCATTTTCAGCAGCCCTGAGGAATCTTTTATCATCACGAGCATCGGTCTTTGGTATTTCTTTAATGAGATGTTCCATTTCGGCGATCAGGTAATCTGACACAGCGTTATTCTTACCAAGTGCATCCATGGCTTTGATTATCTTTGGGAGAAGAAAACCGACCTGTAACTCAAGAGTGAAAATTCTGTCAAAAAGCGCTGTATTTTCTTCATTCATATCTGTTCATTATCTTTGCGAGGCAGCCATCTCACATTGTTGGGTTTACGCCAGTGCCCACCACCGGCGGGCTGAAGACTTAACATATCCAGGGGTCCGGAACCGATAAATCCTGATAAATATCCATGAACGCAAAAATCAGATACGGCCTGTCGGCTGCCGTTCTGGCGCTGATTGGTGCAGGGACGTCTGCGCCTGAAATCCTCGACCAGTTTCTTGACGAAAAAGAAGGTAACCACACCACGGCATACCGTGATGGTGCGGGGATCTGGACCATCTGCCGCGGTGCCACCCGAGTGGATGGTAAGCCTGTCGTCCCGGGTATGAAGTTATCGAAGGAAAAGTGCGACCAGGTTAACGCCATTGAACGTGATAAGGCGCTGGAGTGGGTGGAGCGCAATATTAAAGTACCGCTGACCGAACCCCAGAAGGCGGGTATCGCGTCATTTTGTCCTTATAACATTGGCCCCGGTAAGTGTTTCCCGTCTACGTTTTACAGACGGATTAATGCAGGTGATCGAAAAGGTGCCTGCGAAGCGATTCGCTGGTGGATTAAGGACGGTGGCAGAGACTGCCGTATCCGCTCAAATAATTGCTACGGTCAGGTATCCCGGCGAGACCAGGAAAGTGCACTGGCGTGCTGGGGAATTGACAGATAAGCAGAATATTTTGCTGAAAAATGACGTTGGCCAACGCGGGCGGATAACACGAAATCCTGCGAACTGGCAAAAACTAAGTGAATAAAAGTAAAACCCCGTTTGTTGGCCGCAAACGGGGTTTTGTGTTTCTGACCTTGAGTAAGGCAAGGGAGAACATGGGAAAGTATAAACGAATTCTGTTGAGATTGACTATGAAAAACGGCCTTGAACTGAAAGCGCCTGTAACTGATGACGTCAGCAGAGCGCTGGCTTTTGCTATTAAGTGGGTGGCGGTCGGTATTGCTGTGTCTCCGATGCTGTATGGGCTGGCAAAACTGGTCATTGCGTTGAAATCGTGAAGAGGATTAAGCATGTCAGACAAGCTCATAACGCTGGCGAAGATCCTCTGTGTAATCGTCGGCATTTCATTTTCACTAATGCTGGTTGCTATTTGCTTTTCCACTGCCTGGCGCGTCTTAACTTTGTCATGGCTGGTGGGGTGAGGGGGATATGAACCGTGTTCTGTGTGTGGTGATTATTGTCCTGCTGGTAGCCTGTGGTGTGCTTAGTCTGGGGCTGAATCATTACCGCGATAACGCCATTACCTACAAAGCGCAACGCGATAAAAAAGCCAGTGAGCTGAAGCTGGCGAACGTGACAATTACTGATATGCAGGTACGCCAGCGTGATGTCGCTGCACTTGATGCCAGATACTCGAGGGAATTAGCCGATGCGAGAGCTGAAAATGAAACTCTGCGTGCTGATGTTGCCGCTGGTCGTAAGCGCCTGCGCATCAACGCCAACTGTCCAGGCTCCTTGCGTAAAGCCCCCATCACCTCCGGCGTGGATAATGCAACCGGTCCCCGACTGGCAGAAGCCGCTGAACGGGATTATTTCATCCTCAGAGAACGGCTGATGGCAATGCAGAAGCAACTGGAAGGAGCACAGGAATATATCCGTACCCAGTGTATACCGTGATGTTTTGTTATGAAGGTGTTACTGGTAACGTTAAGGTAATTTAACAAAGAGTCAGTTCCGGACTTTATAGTGTGCTCAGTTCATGGACAAAAACGATTTCTGTGATAAATATTTTGAATATTATTTACAGGTAAATGGAGTGGGGCGCATGGATAGAAATATTACAATAGAGTATGAAGTATATGCCCGTATTGTATGGGCAGAGAAGGCAAAAACACGGTAATTCCGTGTGTTGCCATGATACCTGATTGGCAGAATAGTTGTTTGGTTTTGAGTATATAGTCAGCGTTTTTTGTTCAGTAATTGCCCCCTCAAAAAATAATAAAATAAGGTGATTATTTTTGTTTATTATTTAGTTTTTTTTGTGTGTTATTTTATTGTTTTTGCGTGGTTTGTTTTTTATTGTTATTTCATTAAGGGAAGGTAAATTCAGGATGGCAGTCTGTAGATAATCGGAGGTCACTTATGCTACATGATCACGTGGCAGAATGTCTGGAGAAAAAAGGACTGTACCGGAGAGCAGCTGAACGATGGGCAAAAGTGATGGTACAGCTAAGTGATGACCAGAAAAGAAAAGTGGCGGCACAGAAACGAGCAGAGTGTTTGCGTAAGGCGCGCCGGACTCCGGTTTCACCGGTGAACCTGACCGAAATAAAACAAGCGGTCAACAGACTACATTCTGAGTTGGGAATGGGATTTGAAGAGCGGCGGGTATTCCGACGATATAAAGGGACAGGAGAACAGAATACGTCCGGAAACGCGCGGTCAAAAAAATGCTAAAAAATATCTGAGAGAGTTATTGCCTGTTACCATAAGAAAAAGCGACTTTAGTGGTCGCTTTTTGTGTCATATATAAGTCGTTTAAGTAAACCTGTCTGAACAGGTGCTCTGGTCGTGTTTGTCTTTGTTGGGTACAAATTGAGAATATTTTTCATTAATTAATCTTCTTCTGCAGGCTTCAATAACCCACGCTGAAAAATTACCTGAACCTTTCAGGTCAAGAGCGATGTTAATTTGTTCAATTATCTGGTTTGGAAATCGGATGTTGCGGGTTGTTGTTCTGCGGGTTCTGTTCTTTGATGACATAATGTTGCCCCGTATTCAGTGTTGCTGATTTGTATTATCTGAAGTTGCTTTTACGCTAATTTGATGCAGATCAATTAATACGATACCTGCGTCATAATTGATTATTTGACGTGGTTTGATGGCGTAGATGCACGTTGTGACATGTAGATGATAATTATTATCATTTTGCGGGTCCTTTCCGGCGATCCGACAGGTTACGGGGCGGCGACCTCGCGGGTTTTCGCTATTTATGAAAATTTTCCGGGATCCATGTCCGGTTTCTCTTCAAGTTAACTATATGAAAAATATAAAAACAGGTCTTCTGTGAACCGGACATGAACAAAAAACAGACATGTAAACCGGACATGACCGGTTTTGTTGTGATTGTGAGGTGAGAGTTTTTGCGAGGTGAGGAGTGGCTACGCAGACTGAAGTTGCCAGGCATTTAAGTCTGACCGATCGCCAGCTTCGCAGATTGCAGAAATTGCCGGGTGCCCCGATATCGAATAAGCGAGGGCAACTGGATCTGGATGCCTGGCGCGATTTTTACATATCGTATCTGAGGAGAAGTAAAAACGATGTGCCTGATGGCGATAGCGAAGACGACTATGAGGAGAAATTGCTTATTGCCAGATGGGAACTGACAGCAGAACAGGCTGTTACACAGCAGTTAAAAAATGAGGTGTCAAAAGGAAAACTTATTGACACCGGGTTCTGTATTTTTGCCCTCAGTAAGCTGGCAATGGCGTTATCCAGTACGCTTGATTCCATCCCTTTATCCATGCAGCGACAGTTTCCTGATTTAACACCGCGCCATCTTGACCATCTGAAAACCCTTATTGCGAAGGGGGCAAATCAGTGTGCGCGGGCAGGGGATAAATTACCGGATTTACTCGATGAATATATCAGAGCAACAACTGAATAATATGATGGCTGCCGTTTCGGTTGCGCTGCAGCCTCTGGTCAGGGTTGTACCAATGACGGCAGTTGAATGGGCTGATCAAAATTATTATCTGCCTAAAGAATCTTCATATGGTGAGGGAGAATGGAAAACGCTGCCATTCCAGATCGCCATTATGAACTGTATGGGTAACGACCAGGTTCGCACGGTTAACCTGATTAAATCTGCCCGTGTTGGCTATACAAAGATGTTGCTGGGGGTGGTCGGGTATTTTATTGAGCATAAATCCCGAAACAGTCTGCTTTTTCAGCCCACGGATTCTGCCGCTGAAGATTTTATGAAGTCTCACGTGGAGGCGACGATTCGGAACGTGCCATGCCTGAAAGACCTTTCCCCATGGCTGGGTCGTAAACATCGTGACAATACTCTCACGCTGAAACGCTTTTCATCGGGCGTCGGTTTCTGGTGCCTGGGCGGTGCAGCCGCCAAAAACTACCGTGAAAAATCCGTGGACGTGGTCTGCTATGACGAGCTTTCCTCGTTCGAGCCGGATGTCGAAAAAGAGGGCTCGCCAACCCTGCTGGGGGATAAGCGTATTGAGGGCTCTGTATGGCCAAAATCCATTCGCGGCTCGACGCCTAAAATCAAAGGTACCTGCCAGATCGAAAAAGCGGCCAACGAGTCGGCGCATTTCATGCGTTTCTATGTGCCCTGCCCGCACTGTGGGGAGGCGCAGTATCTGAAATTTGGCGATGAATCCACGCCTTTTGGCCTTAAATGGGAGAAGGACAGCCCCGAAAGCGTTTTCTACCTCTGTGAACATCATGGCTGCGTGATCCATCAGTCTGAGCTTGACCAGAGTAACGGGCGCTGGATCTGTGAAAACACGGGTATGTGGACCCGTGACGGCCTGATGTTTTTCAGCGCCCGGGGGGATGAAATTCTGCCGCCGCGCTCCATCACGTTCCATATCTGGACGGCGTACAGTCCGTTCACCACCTGGATACAGATAGTCTATGACTGGCTGGATGCACTGAAAGATCCCAACGGCCTGAAAACCTTTGTGAACACCACGCTGGGCGAGACCTGGGAAGAGGCCGTGGGCGAAAAACTCGATCACCAGGTACTGATGGATAAGGTGGTGCGTTACACGGCGGCGGTGCCTGCCCGGGTGGTTTATCTGACGGCGGGCATTGACTCGCAGCGAAACCGTTTTGAGATGTATGTCTGGGGATGGGCACCGGGAGAGGAAGCCTTTCTGGTGGATAAAATCATCATTATGGGCCGTCCCGATGAGGAAGAGACGCTGTTACGTGTGGATGCGGCGATCAACAAAAAATACTGCCATGCAGACGGAACCGAAATGACCATTTCCCGTGTCTGCTGGGACACCGGGGGGATCGATGGTGAAATTGTCTATCAGAGGTCAAAAAAACACGGTGTTTTCCGGGTGCTGCCGGTAAAAGGCGCATCTGTCTATGGCAAGCCGGTGATCACCATGCCGAAAACCCGCAATCAGCGGGGCGTGTATCTGTGTGAAGTGGGGACGGACACCGCAAAAGAAATTCTCTATGCCCGTATGAAAGCCGATCCCTCGCCTGCGGATGAAGCCACGTCGTATGCCATCCGTTTTCCTGATGATCCGGAGATTTTTTCGCAGACAGAGGCGCAGCAACTGGTGGCGGAAGAGCTGGTGGAGAAGTGGGAAAAAGGAAAGATGCGTCTGCTGTGGGATAACAAAAAGCGGCGTAACGAAGCGCTGGACTGCCTGGTGTATGCCTACGCGGCATTACGTGTGTCCGTGCAACGCTGGCAGCTTGATCTGGCTGTACTGGCAAAATCCCGGGAAGAAGAGACGACCCGGCCAACCCTGAAAGAACTGGCAGCGAAGCTGTCCGGAGGAGTGAATGGTTACAGTCGCTGAACTGCAGGCGCTGCGTCAGGCGCGCCTTGATTTATTAACCGGTAAACGGGTGGTGTCTGTCCAGAAAGATGGTCGCAGAATTGAATATACGGCGGCTTCTCTGGATGAGCTTAACCGGGCGATCAATGATGCGGAGTCGGTACTGGGGACAACCCGGCGTCGCCGTCGTCCGCTGGGAGTGAGGTTATGAAACGAACGCCTGTCCTGATTGATGTGAACGGCGTTCCGCTTCGTGAGAGTCTCAGCTACAACGGGGGCGGTGCAGGATTTGGCGGGCAAATGGCGGAGTGGTTGCCACCGGCGCAGAGTGCCGATGCGGCCCTGCTGCCCGCGTTGCGTCTGGGGAATGCCCGGGCAGATGATCTGGTGCGCAATAACGGAATAGCGGCCAATGCGGTGGCACTGCATAAGGATCACATTGTCGGGCATATGTTTCTTATCAGCTACCGTCCGAACTGGCGCTGGCTGGGGATGCGGGAGACCGCAGCAAAAAGCTTTGTCGATGAGGTGGAGGCGGCCTGGTCGGAATACGCCGAAGGGATGTCTGGCGAGATCGACGTGGAAGGAAAACGCACGTTCACGGAATTTATCCGTGAAGGTGTGGGCGTTCATGCGTTTAACGGCGAAATCTTTGTGCAGCCGGTCTGGGATACGGAAACCACGCAGTTATTCCGTACGCGTTTTAAAGCCGTGAGTCCGAAACGGGTGGACACGCCAGGACACGGTATGGGGAACCGTTTTCTGCGGGCCGGGGTGGAGGTCGATCGATATGGCCGTGCCGTTGCGTACCATATCTGTGAGGATGATTTTCCTCGCTCCGGGAGTGGACGATGGGAACGGATCCCGCGTGAACTTCCCACCGGGCGTCCGGCCATGCTGCATATTTTCGAGCCGGTGGAGGACGGGCAGACCCGTGGGGCCAACCAGTTTTACAGCGTCATGGAACGGCTGAAGATGCTCGATTCCCTGCAGGCAACACAGCTTCAGTCGGCCATTGTGAAGGCAATGTATGCAGCGACGATTGAAAGTGACCTTGATACCGAAAAGGCCTTTGAATATATCGCCGGTGCGCCGCAGGGGCAGAAGGATAATCCGCTTATTAATATTCTGGATAAGTTCTCCACCTGGTATGACACGAATAACGTGACGCTGGGTGGTGTCAAAATTCCGCACCTTTTCCCCGGGGATGATCTGAAACTACAGACTGCGCAGGATTCAGACAATGGATTTTCGGCGCTTGAACAGGCGCTGCTGCGGTATATCGCCGCCGGTCTTGGCGTTTCCTACGAACAGTTGTCCCGTGATTACTCGAAGGTCAGTTATTCAAGTGCCAGGGCCTCTGCCAATGAGTCGTGGCGCTATTTTATGGGGCGGCGAAAATTTATTGCGGCCCGGCTGGCCACGCAGATGTTTTCCTGCTGGCTGGAAGAGGCACTTCTTCGGGGGATTATCCGTCCGCCACGGGCGCGTTTTGATTTTTATCAGGCGCGATCAGCCTGGTCACGGGCAGAGTGGATTGGTGCCGGAAGAATGGCCATTGACGGGCTCAAGGAGGTTCAGGAATCGGTGATGCGCATTGAGGCCGGACTGAGCACGTATGAGAAAGAGCTGGCGCTGATGGGCGAGGATTATCAGGACATTTTCCGCCAGCAGGTCAGGGAATCTGCAGAGCGGCAAAAAGCCGGACTCTCACGTCCGGTGTGGATAGCGCAGGCGTATCAGCAGCAGATAGCGGAGAGTCGCAGGCCGGAAGAGGAGACAACACCCCGTGAGACGTAATCTTTCACACATTATTGCCGCAGCATTCAATGAACCGCTGCTTCTGGAGCCCGCCTATGCGCGGGTTTTCTTTTGCGCGCTCGGGCGCGAGATGGGGGCAGCAAGTCTTTCGGTACCACAGCAGCAGGTACAGCTTGATGCTCCCGGAATGCTGGCTGAAACGGACGAGTACATGGCCGGAGGTAAACGACCGGCCCGTGTTTACCGGGTGGTGAACGGTATTGCTGTACTGCCGGTGACCGGCACGCTGGTGCACCGGCTGGGGGGTATGCGGCCATTTTCCGGAATGACAGGCTATGACGGCATTGTCGCCTGTCTTCAGCAGGCAATGGCGGATAGCCAGGTGCGGGGCGTACTGCTGGACATTGACAGTCCGGGCGGGCAGGCCGCCGGCGCGTTTGACTGCGCTGACATGATTTACCGCCTCCGTCAGCAGAAGCCGGTCTGGGCACTGTGCAATGACACGGCCTGTTCTGCAGCCATGCTGCTGGCGTCGGCCTGCTCCCGACGGCTGGTTACCCAGACATCCCGTATCGGCTCCATTGGCGTGATGATGAGCCATGTCAGCTATGCCGGTCATCTGGCGCAGGCCGGTGTGGATATCACGCTGATTTACTCAGGGGCGCACAAGGTGGATGGCAATCAGTTTGAAGCCTTACCGGCAGAGGTTCGCCAGGACATGCAGCAGCGCATTGATGCGGCGCGCCGGATGTTTGCCGAAAAAGTGGCCATGTTTACCGGTCTGTCTGTTGATGCCGTCACGGGAACAGAGGCCGCCGTTTTTGAAGGTCAGTCCGGCATTGAGGCCGGGCTGGCGGATGAATTAGTCAATGCGTCGGATGCCATCAGTGTGATGGCCACGGCGCTGAACAGTAATGTCAGAGGAGGCACTATGCCGCAATTAACTGCAACGGAAGCCGCCGCGCAGGAGAACCAGCGAGTGATGGGGATCCTGACATGCCAGGAAGCGAAAGGACGTGAACAGCTTGCCACGATGCTGGCAGGACAACAGGGCATGAGCGTTGAACAGGCCCGGGCGATTCTGGCCGCGGCGGCACCGCAGCAGCCGGTGGCATCCACGCAGAGTGAAGCCGATCGCATTATGGCGTGTGAAGAAGCGAACGGTCGTGAACAACTGGCGGCAACGCTGGCGGCGATGCCGGAGATGACGGTGGAAAAAGCCCGCCCGATCCTGGCTGCTTCACCGCAGGCGGATGCCGGACCCTCACTCCGTGATCAGATCATGGCACTGGATGAGGCAAAAGGGGCTGAGGCGCAGGCTGAACAGCTGGCTGCCTGCCCGGGAATGACTGTGGAGAGCGCCCGGGCTGTGCTGGCTGCGGGATCAGGTAAGGCAGAACCGGTCTCTGCATCCACAACCGCCCTGTTTGAACGCATCATGGCGAACCATTCACCGGCTGCGGTACAGGGTGGCGTGCCACAGACGTCAGCAGACGGTGATGCGGACGTGAAAATGCTCATGGCCATGCCATGAAGTCAGTGCTGACCATCAACAGGAGGTTTTTACAATATGGTAACGAAAAACATCACTGAACAGCGTGCGGAAGTACGTATTTTTGCCGGTAATGATCCGGCTCATACCGCCACAGGCAGCAGCGGGATTTCCTCGGCAACACCGGCACTGACGCCCCTGATGCTGGATGAAGCCAGCGGGAAACTGGTGGTCTGGGACGGACAGAAAGCCGGTAGTGCAGTTGGCATACTGGTACTGCCGCTTGAAGGCACAGAGACGGTACTGACCTATTACAAGTCGGGGACCTTTGCGACGGAGGCAATCCGCTGGCCTGAAAGTGTGGATGAACACAAAAAGGCAAATGCCTTTGCCGGCAGTGCCCTGAGTCACGCGGCGCTGCCGTAACACGTTATCAGGCCACCGCGGTGGCCTGACTGATTTCTGAATGAAAGGAACTGATTTATGGGATTGTTTACGACCCGCCAGTTACTCGGTTATACCGAACAAAAAGTGAAATTTCGTGCGCTGTTTCTGGAGCTGTTTTTCCGCCGTACGGTGAATTTCCATACCGAAGAGGTGATGCTGGACAAAATTACCGGAAAAACGCCGGTGGCGGCCTATGTCTCCCCGGTTGTTGAAGGAAAAGTGCTGCGTCATCGCGGTGGTGAAACCCGCGTGTTACGTCCGGGCTACGTCAAGCCGAAACACGAATTTAATTACCAGCAGGCGGTTGAGCGTCTTCCCGGTGAAGATCCGGCTCAACTGAACGACCCGGCCTACCGTCGTCTGCGTATCATCACCGATAACCTCAAACAGGAAGAGCATGCCATTGTCCAGGTGGAAGAAATGCAGGCGGTGAATGCCGTGCTGTATGGCAAATACACCATGGAAGGGGATCAGTTTGATACTGTCGAGGTGGATTTTGGACGCTCTGAAGGAAATAACATTGAGCAGGCCGACGGTAAAAAATGGTCTGAGCAGGACCGTGATACGTTTGATCCGACGCATGATATTGACCTCTACTGCGATCAGGCCAGCGGTCTTGTGAATATTGCCATTATGGACGGTACTGTCTGGCGTCTGCTGAATGGTTTTAAGCTGTTCCGCGAAAAACTGGATACCCGTCGCGGCTCAAATTCACAACTCGAAACGGCAGTGAAAGACCTGGGGGCGGTGGTGTCTTTCAAAGGGTATTACGGCGATCTGGCCATTGTGGTGGCGAAAACGTCTTATGTGGCAGAGGACGGTACCGAAAAACGTTATCTGCCGGAGGGCACGCTGGTCCTGGGAAATACGGCTGCAGATGGGATCCGTTGTTACGGTGCCATTCAGGATGCGCAGGCGTTGTCCGAAGGTGTGGTGGCTTCTTCCCGTTACCCGAAACACTGGCTGACCGTGGGCGATCCGGCCCGTGAATTTACCATGACGCAGTCCGCACCGCTGATGGTGCTGCCGGATCCGGATGAGTTTGTGGTGGTGCAGGTGAAATAATCCGTGAGCGGGGGCGAAATGCCCCCGTGTCTTTTTTCACAGGGGGCTGATATGGCAACAAAAGAAGAAAATCAGAAACGTCTTCGTCAACTGGCTGGCCTGCTGGGGCGCGAGGCGGATATGTCGGGGAGTGCTGCGGATATTGCGCAACGTGTGTCTGAGTGGGAAGAGGAGCTTGCTGCTTCCCGGGAGGGCATTATGCCTGGTGATGAGAGCGGGCCTGAGCAAAATCACACAGACGATGGTGAGCAGTTGCACAACACTGATGCTACGGATGATGTTAAAGCGGTCCGTGTGCGGAAATGCCTGCATGTGATGGGGTATTGCCCGGAGACAGGCCGTCCCGTTGAACTGACGTACCGGGGCATGCGTGTTCTGGTGCCATTACCACTGGCGACAGCCATGATACAGCACGGAACGGCTGAGCATGCGTGATTTTCAGAATGCCTTTGATGCTGCCCTCGCCGGGGTGGACAGCACGATTGTTGAAGTGATGGGGCTCTGTGCGCAGTTCACCTCGGGGGCACAGTGTGGCAGCGAAGTTCAGGGGGTTTTTGACGATCCGGAGTCGCTGGGGTTTGCCGGTGGCGGGGTCCGTATTGAAGGAAGCAGCCCGTCATTATTTGTGCGGACGGATACGGTTCGTGCCGTGCGGCGTGGTGACACGCTGACCATTAATGGTGAGATATTCTGGGTGGATCGTGTTTCTCCGGATGACGGGGGCAGCTGTTATCTCTGGCTCAACCGTGGTCAACCACCCGCAGTTAACCGGCGACGATAAACGCAGGGTGAAATTATGGCGATAAAAGGGCTTGATCAGGCGATTGACAATCTGAGCCGGGTTCGTAAAAACGCCATTCCGGCGGCTTCAGCAATGGCCATTAACCGCGTGGCCACAACGGCGATTAATCAGTCTTCATCACAGGTTGCCCGGGAGACAAAGGTTCGCCGGAAACTGGTTAAGGAACGGTCCAGACTGAAACGGGCGACGGTCAGAAATCCGAATGCCAGAATTATCGTTAACCGCGGTGATCTCCCGGTGATTAAGCTGGGGATCAGGATGCCGGGGCGTCGTCCGGACAGCATACTCAAAGCCGGTCAGCATCGTTATCAGCGGGCATTTATTCAGCGATTAAAAAATGGTCGCTGGCATGTCATGCAGCGTGTGGTCGGGAAAAACCGTTACCCCATTGATGTGGTGAAAATCCCGATGGCGGCCCCACTGAAACAGGCGTTTGATGAGAATGTTGACCGTATCCGGCGTGAACGTCTGCCCGGAGAACTGGCATACGCGCTGAAACAACAACTGAGGATTGCGATAAAACGATGAAACATACTGATATCCGTGCTGCAGTGCTGGATGCACTGGAGCTGCATGAACACGGGGCGACGCTGTTTGATGGTCGCCCCGTTGTTTTTGACGAAGAGGATTTTCCCGCGGTCGCGGTTTATCTGACGGATGCAGAGTATACCGGTGAAGAGCTGGATGCAGATACCTGGCGGGCCACACTGCATATTGAGGTGTTTTTACCAGCACAGGTACCGGATTCGGAGCTGGATTCGTGGATGGAAAGCCGGATTTATCCGGCGATGACTGCGATCCCGGCACTGGCAGACCTGATTACCACGATGGTTACGCAGGGCTATGAGTATCGTCGTGATGACGATATGGCGTTATGGAGTTCTGCGGATCTGACTTATTCCATTACATACGAGATGTGAGGACGATATGTCAACACCAAATCCCCTTGAGCCGGTAAAAGGTGCCGGTACCACCCTGTGGGTTTATAACGGTCAGGGTGACGCCTATGCAAACCCGTTGTCAGACGATGACTGGCTGCGACTGGCTAAGGTGAAGGATCTGACGCCGGGCGAGATGACGGCAGAACCCTACGATGATAACTACCTGGATGATGAAGACGCGGACTGGACCGCGACCGGGCAGGGGCAGAAGTCTGCAGGAGATACCAGTTTTACGCTGGCCTGGAAACCGGGAGAAGAAGGTCAGAAAGGGCTTATAGGCTGGTTTGAAAGCGGGGATGTGCGGGCCTATAAAATCCGTTTTCCGAACGGCACGGTGGATGTGTTTCGTGGCTGGGTCAGCAGTATCGGTAAGGCCGTGACGGCGAAAGAAGTGATCACCCGCACGGTGAAAGTGACCAACGTGGGCAAACCTTCTGTAGCGGAAGAACGCAGCAAAATTACGCCGGTCACTGCGATTAAGGTGACGCCGACATCCGGTACGGTGGCAAAAGGGAAAACAACCACCCTGACGGTTTCTTTTGAGCCGGAAAGTGCAACCGACAAGACGTTCAGAGCGGTTTCCGCCGATCCGTCGAAAGCCACCATTAGTGTGAAAGATATGACAATTACGGTAAACGGCGTGGCGACAGGTAAGGTGCAGATCCCTGTGGTGAGCGGAAATGGTCAGTTCGCCGCAGTGGCTGAAGTCACCGTTACTGAAGCGGGCGCTGCAGGGTAAACGGAGGTCATACATGTTTCTGAAAACAGAACAATTTGAATATAACGGTGTGTCCGTCACGCTTTCCGAATTGTCTGCGCTGCAGCGTATTGAGCATCTTGCCCTCCTGAAACGGCGTGCAGAACAGGCAGAATCCAGCGGCAACCTGCAGGTAAGCGTGGAAGATCTCGTCAGAACCGGCGCGTTTCTGGTGGCGATGTCCCTGTGGCATAACCATCCGCAGAAAACGGCATCACCGTCAATGAATGAGGCTGTGATGCAGATCGAACAGGAGGTGCTCACCACCTGGCCTGCGGATGCCATTGCCCGGGCGGAAGATGTGGTGTTGCGTCTGTCCGGGATGAGCGGGGCTGTTCATGCGGATACTGACAGCACCGAAGTGGCGAAAAATAACGCGCTGACTGATGATGATTTTTCTGCGGGAAAGTCTTCGACGGCGAGCTGAATTTTGCCCTCAGACTGGCGCGTGAGATGGGGAGGCCTGACTGGCGCGCCATGCTTGCCGGGATGACATCCACCGAATATGCCGACTGGCGACATTTTTACCGTACGCATTATTTTCTCGATACCCAACTGGATATGCATTTTTCCGGGCTGACGTACGCCGTACTCAGCCTGTTTTTTTGCGATCCGGATATGCATCCCTCTGATTTCAGTCTGCTTGCCCCCCGGCGTGAGGAAGCGCAGACGGAGATGCCGGATGAGGAAAAAATGCTGATGCAGAAAGCGGCAGGACTTGCCGGAGGCGTCCGGTTTGGTGGGGACGGAGGGCGTGAGATTTTATCGTCTGCGGATGTGGCGGATGTCAGCGAGGATGATGTCGCATTAATGATGGCTTCAGCGGGGATTTCCGGAGGTGTGAGATATGTCCCAGCCGGTTGGTGATCTTGTTATTGACCTGAGTCTGGATGCGGTCCGTTTCGATGAGCAGATGAGCCGGGTAAGGCGTCATTTTTCCGGACTGGATACCGACGCCAGAAAAACCGCCGGTGTTGTTGAGCAGAACCTGAATCGTCAGGCGCTGGCTGCACAAAAAGCCGGGATTTCCGTCGGGCAGTATAAAGCGGCCATGCGAACCCTGCCCGCACAGTTTACGGATATCGCCACGCAGCTTGCCGGTGGTCAGAATCCCTGGCTGATCCTGCTGCAACAGGGCGGTCAGGTGAAGGACTCCTTCGGCGGGATGATCCCCATGTTCAGGGGACTTGCCGGTGCGATCACCCTGCCGATGGTCGGGGTCACCTCGCTGGCGGTGGCGACAGGTGCGCTGGCGTACGCCTGGTACCAGGGGGATTCCACGCTTTCAGCGTTTAATAAAACCCTGGTTCTTTCCGGTAATCAGTCCGGACTGACTGCCGATCGCATGCTGACGCTCTCCAGAGCCGGACAGGCCGCAGGGCTGACGTTTAACCAGGCGAGTGAGTCACTGGCAGCCCTGGTGAATGCCGGTGTGCGTGGTGGTGAACAGTTTGATGCCATCAACCAGAGTGTCGCGCGTTTTGCGTCTGCATCCGGTGTGGAGGTGGACAAGGTTGCAGAGGCTTTCGGAAAACTGACCACCGACCCGACGTCGGGACTGATGGCGATGGCGCGCCAGTTCCGTAACGTGACGGCAGAGCAGATTGCGTATGTTGCACAGCTGCAGCGTTCCGGAGACGAGGCCGGGGCATTGCAGGCGGCGAACGATATCGCCACGAAAGGCTTTGATGAGCAGACCCGTCGCCTGAAAGAAAACATGGGAACACTGGAGACCTGGGCGGATAAAACAGGGAAGGCATTCAAATCGATGTGGGATGCCATTCTGGATATCGGTCGTCCGGAATCCTCAGCGGATATGCTTGCCAGTGCGCAGAAGGCATTCGATGAGGCGGATAAAAAATGGCAGTGGTACCAGAGCCGGAGCCAGCGCCGGGGAAAGACCTCCTCTTTCCGTGCCAACCTGCAGGGCGCATGGGATGACCGGGAAAATGCCCGTCTGGGGCTGGCAGCGGCCACGCTGCAGTCGGATATGGAAAAAGCCGGTGAACTGGCTACCAGGGACCGGGCCGAACGGGACGCATCACAGCTGAAGTATACCGGAGAGGCGCAGAAGGCGTATGAGCGTCTGCTGACGCCGCTGGAGAAATATACTAACCGGCAGGAAGAGCTGAATAAGGCCCTGAAAGACGGGAAAATCCTGCAGGCGGATTACAACACGCTGATGGCGGCGGCGAAAAAGGATTATGAATCGACGCTGAAAAAGCCGAAGTCGTCAGGTGTTAAAGTGTCAGCCGGTGAGCGTCAGGAAGACCTGACGCATGCGGCGCTGCTGGCGCTTGAAACCGAGCTCCGGACGCTGGAGAAGCACAGCGGAGCGAATGAGAAAATCAGCCAGCAGCGCCGGGATTTGTGGAAGGCGGAGAGTCAGTTCGCGGTACTGGAGGAGGCGGCGCAACGTCGCCAGCTGTCTGCACAGGAGAAATCCCTGCTGGCCCATGAGCAAGAGACGCTGGAGTACAAACGCCAGCTGGCTGACCTGGGAGACAAAGTTGAACACCAGAAACGGCTGAATGAGCTGGCACAGCAGGCTGCGCGGTTTGAACAGCAGCAGAGTGCGAAGCAGGCGGCAATCAGCGCAAAAGCCCGCGGACTCACCGACCGTCAGGCGCAGCGGGAGTCGGAAGAGCAGCGCCTTCGTGACGTGTACGGTGATAATCCGGATGCGCTGGCGAAGGCCACATCTGCACTGAAGAACACCTGGTCTGCGGAGGAGCAGCTTCGTGGAAGCTGGATGGCCGGTCTGAAGTCCGGCTGGGGCGAGTGGGCAGAAAGTGCGACGGACAGTTTTTCGCAGGTTAAAAGCGTGGCCACGCAGACCTTTGACGGTATTGCACAGAATATGGCAGCGATGCTGACCGGCAGCGAACAGAGCTGGCGTGGTTTCACCCGTTCTGTGCTCTCCATGCTGACAGAGATTTTTCTGAAGCAGGCCATGGTGGGGATTGTCGGGAGTATTGGCAGCGCCATGGGTGGTGCTTTCGGTGGTGGGGCGTCTGCCTCCACGGGGACGGCCATTCAGGCTGCGGCGGCGAACTTCCATTTCGCGACCGGAGGATTTACGGGAACCGGTGGCAAATACGAACCTGCCGGTATTGTCCACCGCGGGGAGTTTGTCTTCACGAAGGAGGCAACCAGCCGGATTGGCGTCGGCAACCTGTATCGTCTGATGCGCGGGTATGCGGAAGGTGGTTATGTGGGCGGTGCCGGAAGTCCGGCGCAGATGCGGCGGGCGGAAGGCATTAGTTTTAATCAGAACAATCACGTGGTGATTCAGAACGACGGCACCAACGGACAGGCGGGGCCGCAGCTGATGAAGGCGGTGTATGACATGGCCCGCAAGGGGGCGCAGGATGAGATTCAGGCGCAGATGCGTGATGGCGGCGTCTTTTCCGGAGGCAGGCGATGAAAACATTTCGCTGGAAAGTGAAGCCGGATATGGAGGTGAACTCGCAGCCATCGGTGCGTGAAGTGCGTTTTGGTGACGGGTATTCGCAGCGTATGGCGGCGGGGCTGAATGCTGACCTGAAAACATACCGTGTGACGCTTTCCGTGACCCGGGAGGAGGCCCGACATCTGGAGGCATTCCTGGCAGAGCACGGTGGCTGGAAGGCGTTTCTGTGGACACCGCCTTATGCCTGGCGGCAGATAAAGGTGACCTGTGCCGCCTGGTCATCACGGGTTCGCATGCTGCGGGTTGAATTCAGTGCCGAGTTTAAGCAGGTGGTGAACTGATGCAGGATATTCACGAAGAAAGTCTGAACGAGTCGGTTAAATCAGAGCAGTCACCGCGGGTGGTGCTCTGGGAAATTGACCTGACGGTGCAGGGCGGTGAGCGGTATTTTTTCTGTAATGAGCTGAATGAAAAAGGGGAGGCGGTCACCTGGCAGGGGCGGCAATATCAGGCATACCCGATTGACGGCAGCGGTTTTGAGATGAACGGGAAGGGCAGCAGTGCCAGACCGTCGCTGACGGTGTCGAATCTGTTTGGTCTGGTCACCGGGATGGCGGAGGACCTGCAGAGCCTGGTGGGGGCCACGGTGGTCCGCCGCCGGGTGTATGCCCGTTTTCTGGATGCGGTGAATTTTGTGGCGGGCAATCCGGAAGCGGACCCGGAGCAGGAGCTGAGCGACCGCTGGGTGGTGGAGCAGATGTCAGAGCTGACGGCCATGACAGCCTCGTTTGTGCTGGCAACACCGACGGAGACGGACGGAGCGCTGTTTCCCGGTCGCATCATGCTGGCGAACACCTGTATGTGGGATTACCGGGGAGATGAATGCGGGTATAACGGTCCTGCGGTGGCGGATGAGTTCGACAACCCCACCACGGATATCCGTAAGGACAGATGCAGCAAGTGCATGCGCGGGTGTGAGATGCGCGGCATGGTGGCTAATTTTGGCGGTTTCCTTTCCATTAACAAACTTTCGCAGTAAATCCAATGACACAGACAGAATCAGCGATTCTGGCGCATGCCCGGCGGTGTGTGCCTGCGGAGTCGTGCGGCTTCGTGGTGAGAACGCCGGAGGGGGAGCGGTATATCCCTTGTGTGAATATCTCTGCAGAGCCTGAGGCATATTTTCGTATTGCCCCGGAAGACTGGCTGCGGGCAGAGATGCAGGGGGAGATTGTGGCGCTGGTTCACAGTCATCCCGGTGGTCTGCCCTGGCTGAGCGAGGCTGACCGGCGGCTGCAGATAAAAAGTGCACTGTCCTGGTGGCTGGTCTGCCGGGGGAAATTCATAAATTCCGCTGTGTGCCACATCTGACAGGACGGCGCTTTGAGCACGGGGTGACGGACTGTTACACGCTGTTCCGGGATGCCTACCATCTGGCGGGAATTGATATGCCGGATTTTGAGCGTGAGGATGACTGGTGGCGCAACGGTCAGAACCTGTACCTGGACAATATGGAGGCGACTGGTTTTTACAGGATTTCCCTGCCTTCCGCACAGCCTGGCGATATCCTGCTGTGCTGCTTTGGCGCATCGGTGGCCAATCATGCCGCCATATACTGCGGCAACGGTGAGCTGCTTCACCATCTGCCTGAACAACTGAGTAAACGGGAGAGGTATTCCGAAAAATGGCAACGACGAACGCATTCAGCCTGGCGTCACCGCCACTGGCACGTATCTGCCTTCACGGGGATTTACAACGATTTGGCCGCCGCCTCAGCCTGTATGTGAACACGGCAGCGGAAGCCATCCGTGCCCTGTCGATGCAGATGCCGGGATTCCGCCGTCAGATGAACGAAGGCTGGTACCAGATACGTATTCGCGGTGAGGACACGGCACCGGAGGCGGTGTACGCCCGTCTTCACGAACAACTGGGTGAGGGAACGATCATCCACATTGTGCCGCGACTGGCCGGGGCCGGAAAGGGTGGACTGCAGATTGTGCTGGGGGCGGCAGCCATCGTGGGCTCTTTCTTCACTGCCGGGGCATCAATGGCGTTATGGGGTTCAGCCCTGAGTGCCGGTGGTTTTTCTGCCACCACGATGCTGTTTTCACTGGGGGCCAGCATGATACTGGGTGGTGTGGCTCAGATGCTTGCCCCGAAGGCAAAAACACCGGATTACCGCGCAACGGATAACGGCAGACAGAACACGTATTTTTCCTCACTGGACAACATGATTGCTCAGGGGAACCCGATGCCGGTGCCTTACGGTGAAATGCTGGTTGGCTCACGGCGAATCTCCCAGGACATCAGTACCCGTGATGAAGGCGGTGACGGGAAGGTGGTGGTTATCGGGCGGCAGGCATAAAAGCGAAAAAATCCCGCAGTGACCGAAGGCTGCGGGAACAGAAAATGAAGATTAACCACAGGGGGTTTTGTTTTTATTGGCCCGAAAAACTGTAACGCCCGGGAATGATATCTGCCACGGGGGCGTACAGAAAATGTGAAGAAATTCAGAAATTTTATTCCGTCATGACACAGGCACCCTCCGGGGTGCCTGTCGTTTTTGGGGCATAAACAGATTCAGACATCAGACAGGAGAGGGGGACCGAGTGGGTAAAGGTGGCGGCAGGGCACACACGCCGGTTGAGGCAAAGGACAATCTTAAGTCCACGCAGATGATGAGCGTGATTGATGCCATTGGTGAAGGGCCGATTGAAGGTCCGGTGAAGGGGCTGCAGAGTATCCTGGTGAACAAAACCCCGCTGACGGACACGGACGGTAATCCTGTGATACATGGTGTGACAGCGGTCTGGCGCGCCGGGGAGCAGGAGCAGACACCACCTGAAGGCTTTGAGTCCTCCGGGGCGGAAACCGCACTGGGCGTGGAAGTGACGAAGGCAAAGCCGGTGACGCGCACCATTACGTCCGCGAACATTGACCGCCTGCGGGTCACCTTCGGGGTGCAGTCACTGTTGGAGACCACCTCAAAGGGCGACCGTAATCCCTCTTCTGTCCGACTGCTGATTCAGTTGCAGCGTAACGGTAACTGGGTGACGGAAAAGGATGTCACCATTAACGGCAAGACCACCTCACAGTACCTGGCGTCGGTGATTCTGGAGAATCTGCCTGAGCGGCCCTTTAACATCCGGATGGTCCGGGAGACAGCGGACAGCACCCCGGACCAGCTGCAGAATAAGACGCTCTGGTCGTCATACACCGAAATCATCGATGTGAAACAGTGCTACCCGAACACGGCGATTGTGGGGCTGCAGGTGGATGCGGAGCAGTTTGGCGGTCAGCAGATGACGGTGAACTACCATATCCGAGGTCGCATCATCCAGGTACCGTCAAACTATGACCCGGAAAAACGCACGTACAGCGGCATCTGGGACGGCAGCCTGAAACCGGCATACAGCAACAACCCGGCCTGGTGCCTGTGGGACATGCTGACTCACCCGCGCTACGGCATGGGAAAACGTCTGGTGGCGGCGGATGTTGACAAGTGGGCGCTGTATGCCATCGGGCAGTACTGCGACCAGACGGTCCCGGATGGTTTCGGGGGCACAGAGCCGCGGATGACCTTTAATGCGTACCTGTCACAACAGCGTAAGGCGTGGGACGTTCTCAGTGATTTCTGCTCGGCGATGCGCTGTATGCCGGTATGGAACGGCCAGACGCTGACGTTCGTTCAGGACCGCCCGTCGGATGTGGTGTGGCCGTACACCAACTGCGATGTGGTGGTGGATGATAACGGCGTGGGGTTTCGCTACAGCTTCAGCGCCCTGAAGGACCGCCACACGGCGGTGGAGGTGAATTACACCGACCCGCAGAACGGCTGGCAGACCTCCACGGAACTGGTGGAAGACCCGGAAGCCATACTGCGCTACGGGCGCAACCTGCTGAAGATGGATGCGTTCGGCTGCACCAGTCGCGGTCAGGCCCACCGTGCCGGGCTGTGGGTGATAAAGACCGGACTGCTGGAAACGCAGACGGTGGATTTCACGCTCGGGTCACAGGGGCTACGTCACACACCCGGTGACATTATTGAAATCTGTGATAACGACTATGCCGGGACCATGACCGGCGGACGTATCCTGTCCATCGATGCCGCCAGCCGTACCCTGACACTGGACCGTGAGGTGACCCTGCCGGAGACAGGTGCCGCCACGGTGAACCTGATTAACGGCAGCGGTAAGCCGGTGAGCGTGGCCATCACTGCACACCCCGCGCCGGACCGGATACAGGTCAGCACCCTGCCTGATGGTGTGGAGACATACGGTGTATGGGGACTCTCCCTGCCGTCACTGCGTCGTCGCCTGTTCCGCTGTGTCTCCATCCGGGAAAACACGGACGGCACCTTTGCCATCACGGCGGTGCAGCACGTACCGGAAAAAGAAGCCATCGTGGATAACGGGGCCAGCTTTGAGCCGCAGTCAGGCACCCTGAACAGCGTTATTCCACCGGCAGTGCAGCACCTGACGGTGGAGGTGAGCGCGGCTGACGGTCAGTATCTGGCACAGGCGAAATGGGACACGCCGCGGGTGGTGAAGGGTGTGCGCTTCAGTCTGCGCCTGACCAGTGGAAGCGGTGAAAACAGCCGCCTGGTGACCACCGCCATCACCGCAGACACGGCGCACCGTTTCAGTGGCCTGCCGCTCGGGGAATACACCCTGACAGTCAGGGCAATTAACAGTTATGGCCAGCAGGGCGAACCGGCCACCACCACCTTCCGGATTAACGCGCCAGCAAAACCCGCCACCATTGAACTGACGCCGGGGTATTTTCAGATAACGGCGGTCCCGCGTCTTGCGGTGTATGACCCGACGGTACAGTTTGAGTTCTGGTTTTCGGAGACAAAAATCGCAGACACATCTCAGGTGGAAACCTCTGCCCGTTATCTGGGGACCGGCAGTCAGTGGAGTGTATCCGGCCCGCACATTAAGCCCGGGAAGGATTTCTGGTTTTACGTGCGCAGCGTCAACCTGGTGGGGAAATCTGCGTTTGTGGAAGCCAGTGGCCGGGCCAGCAATGATGCAGAAGGGTATCTGGGGCTGTTTCGGGAAAAAATAGGAAAACTGCATCTGGCTCAGGGGCTGTGGGAGCTGATAGACAACAGCCAGCTTGCGGATGAGATGGCGGAGATGAAGACCACCATCACCGAAACCCGCAATGAAATCACACAGACGGTCAGTAAAACGCTGGAAGACCAGAGCGCCACCATTCAGCAGATACAGCGCGTGCAGAAGGACACAAATGATGACCTGGCTGCGCTGTACATGCTGAAGGTTCAAAAAACGAAAGACGGCATTCCCTATGTGGCCGGGATTGGTGCAGGGATTGAGGATACTGATGGCCAGCCACTGAGCAACATACTGCTGCTGGCTGACCGTATCGCGATGATAAATCCGGAGAGCGGCAACAGCACTCCGTTATTTGTGGCGCAGGGGAATCAGCTGTTCATGAACGACGTGTTCCTGAAGCGACTGTTTGCGGTGAGCATCACGTCATCCGGCAACCCCCCGACGTTTTCCCTGACGCCGGACGGGCGACTGACGGCGAAAAATGCGGATATCAGTGGCAGTGTGAAAGCGAACTCAGGGACGCTCAACAACGTCACGATTAATGAGAACTGTCAGATTAAGGGGAAACTGTCAGCCAATCAGATTGAAGGCGATATTGTCAAAACGGTCAGCAAGTCTTTCCCCCGCACGAACAGTTATGCCAGTGGCACCATCACGGTAAGAATCAGTGATGATCAGAAATTTGACCGGCAGGTCATGATACCGCCAGTGTTATTCCGCGGTGGTAAGCATGAGAA